ATGTATCTACTTTGCTCATATATTAATCCCAGTATAATTGTGTTCCTGTTAGCTTTCCGCTCATCATTCTCTCCAAGACTGGCTCAACGTCCCACGGGTACAATCCCTTCTCATAGCAGGTTTGCATCCCAAAGTATTCATTGAACTTGTCTGCATCTATTCCACTATTTTTCAACGCTTTATCTAGCACATCAAACTCAATATGCTCAATTGGGTTCTCCGTAATCACAATGCCAAGTTGATCTAGCCTGTTGTATTTCATTCCTCATCCTCCTCGTCCTCATCATCTTCGTCATCCTCGTCAAACATAGAATTCTCAATCAATTCGTGGATCTTGACTTGAAGAATGCCAATCATGCTGGCAAGCGGCAAATCAAACTCCGCAATATATGTATCAATTAATTTATCGATTTTATTTTGTAGTTCTGTTATCTGGTCTGAGTCTTTCATGTTCCTCCTTTAGTTTATGTATTTTACCTTCTTTGTTCCAAATCCGCACGTTTCCTAACTCTTCAAACTGGAAATCCCACTCCTCTTTTGTGATGCGTCCATATGCGTAGTCCTCGTTGGATTTCCGCTGCGCCTCTTGTCTTGTCATGCCCAATGATCTAACGGACAACGCTCCGTGTCCATAACCAATTTGATCTCCATGTTGCATCCGCAAACACCGCATTTTCCTGCGCCACTGAATGCCGTTGGATCATAGTGAATGCACTGGTTGCAGATCATCAACCTCTCCTCGATCTGCTCCTTGTTCCGTATCGGCATACCTGCTCTGACGAATGCCGCTGCACTCTTCACGAAGCTAATCGCTTTCTGCGCTATGTTTGGCTCAATCATTTCATTCCAAAGATACTCTTTAATGCATCCACTCCAGTGCTGGTGCTATGATATGATCTTGGTTCGTCTTTGCCTTCTTCTTCTCCATCGTACATTGCAACATCCCAAGTCGTATCGAACAACTTCCGCAGTCCCTTCGCAGACATGGTAACATTTCCACGTCCGTTGAACGATGGGTTCTTATTGCTGTACACTTTCCAGAGTTCTTCTTTAGTCATACGTTAATCAGTGCAATGTTGAATTCCGCTGCAAGCATGGTGGTCGATTCATCCGTTGGATACGTCTCACGATAGACTATCCTCTTGATCCCATACGATGCAAGCGATTTTAAGCAGTTGTTACATGGCAATGTAGTTGATGCAAGAAGGTAACACTCTAATGGTTTAACATGGCGCAATGCGTTCTGTTCTGCATGGACAACGTAATTTCTACGCTTGTCCCTGTCAGTCCAGTCCTCCTCCATGTGCGGTGGGAATCCGTTGTACCCGCAAGCCGCAACAGTGTTGTCATGCCGCAACAACACAGCACCAACCTGCCTCCACGGGTCTTTGCTCTTCTTGGCAACAACTTCAGCTATCGACAATGCGTATTCATCCCAGTTCATGATCTATTTATTTCTCCCATGTGGTCTTCCAACCAGTAGACTGCCTGACCAGAGTCTCTAACCTCGTCTGGAAAGATGCACTCGTCTGAGATGATTCCGTTTAATTGCAATGCGTTCATCACTTTAGTTGCGTTGAGTCTCTTGTATTGAATGTAATGTTCAAGTGTGTTCACTCGTCGAACCCTTTCATTCCATCGTATACAACATACAGTATAATAGATGCTAATACGATATAGCCGATAATATATCCCATATATGACACCTTATTGGCAGGACTCGCACTCTGGATCTTCAATGCGACAAGTGCGCTCCACCTTCACTCCGTCCAGATCATCATCATCCTTCAGCACAACGGGTTCGTCAGCAACCTCCAGCTTGTCTGCACGGGCGATTGCCGCCGCGTTACTGTACTGGTGCTGCGGATACCTCTTCGACAACTTCGCTACATTAGCCTCCATGCACTCGTTAATCGTTAGACCTAACTCGTTTAGTAGACCAGTCAGATAAAACAAGATATCTCCTGCCTCTTCTCGCACGTTGTCGAAGTCCAACTGCTTCTGGTAGATAGCGTGTTTCTTCACTGCATCCAGCAACTCACCCGCTTCGCCGCTGACTCCAACTGCCATGTGGAGAATGGATGCCTGAAGTGGTGTTAGCTGGACAAGTATGTCATGCCCCGGCTTTACGATTGATTGAACGAATTGTTCGTATGGTGTGCTTAGTTTCATTTTGTATGTATGTTAAAGTATGCCAAGCCGAAGCAACCTGATTCAGCTAGGTGGACTAACTTTCCCTCACTACCTATGCTCTCGTCAAGTATCTTTTTAGTTATCATCTGAGGATGCCCATCATGTGGTTCGATATCAACCCATTCAAAGATGCGAAGAACCTTTGCTGCTCGCAATGCGTTGCTGATGATTAACGCAGGATCATCAGTATGCTGGAGACAATTGTATATCCAGCACTCATCGAACCCCTCTTCTACCACGTCCTCACCTCGCATCACCAGACATTCAACACCATGCTCATGGTAGCGAGCGTAAGTCCATTGTGGATACTGGAGCGGATCCACCACCAATGCCCTGCCAAGTCCCTTTGCCTTTAACAGCATGGACGTTGGGCCACCTCCTATGTCCAGCACTGACTTGCCTGACAGGCTGAACCCGTAGCCAACCTGATGCAGTCCCATGAATCTGCCATAGACGTAATGCTTCTGGTCTTCGTCGAACGTGTTGCAGCAGTCTCCCCAGTACTGCGATTCAAATGTGTAGTCACTCATTTCAGTTCCTCCTTCAGCTTGCGATAGTGTGCCACTGCTTGGGGCCATTGGTCATGCCAGCCTGATGACGCTACTAGTCGATCCGCGCAGTCCTTCCATCTGTCACGCTCTCGCTCAAGCTCACGGGCATGAATAACATTAATATATACGGAACTTGATTCATCACCACAAGTTGTTACTGAATCGCTGATTGTAAGCCCGTCATGTTTTTCTATCTCATCTGTCTCTGGTGTATTATTCATATTGTTTCGTGACAAATAGTGGGTAGTATTTGTCACAAGGTTTGTTAGTGATTGGATGGGTAAGTCATTGTCATTGCATCGATTCCGTTGCCATCAGCGTACCACCCTGCTCCGTTGTACACGTCTAGCACGTCTTGGAAGTACTTCTCGTACCTCGGTGCAACCTTCTCAAGCGTGAAGTTCTCTCCGAATGCACGGCAGTCCGCTGGTTTGATCTTGTCAATGTTTTTGATAGCATCGACGTAATCACCCATCGTGCGGCATCGATACCCAGTGACTCCGTGGAGGTTGTTCTCCGCGAAACTACCCCAGTCGCTGGTGATGGTTGGGGTTCCAGATAGCAGGTTCTCAATCTGGACTCCACCGAATGGTTCCACATACTGGCTAGGCAAGAATGATGCCTTGGCTTTAGACATCAGTTCTTTTCGCTTTAAAACGTCAGCATAGCCCACATACTCAACGTGGGGTGGAAATGTATACCCTGCCTCCTTCTGACCCGCTACAACTAGCTTAACGCCTGCCCTGCGCGTTGCATCGATGGCGATATCAACTCCTTTGCCAGAGTAGACCCTGCCAAGGTACAGGAAGTAATCCTCCTTCTTGTCATTGAAGTCGAAATCATCGATGTCAAAGTAGTTAGGTATCACAACGGAATAGTTATCTTGCTGGCACTGACCAACTGCACCCATGCCACAATGAGCGTGATAGATGGCATAGCTCTCCCACACCTTCCACTTTGCCCAGTGACCCCCCGCGTACCCTATCCCCGGCTCAACTACGATCATATCATGTTGGTGTGCATCACATATCGGTCTGACTCCAGACCCCCAAAATGGAAGAATAAAGTCGTTCTTTTCCTTTCTAAAACCTACCTCCCGAATGGCATTTGCGTAGAACGTCTTGTATGCGTGATCCTCGGTGTTGAATTTGAAGAACGTCTTCCTCCAGTCATGACTGCCATAACTCTTAGCAAAGTCATCATTGGTCAGGACGCTGACGTGTTCCGTGCAGTCCAGAACGCTGTCCTCATGGCCATAATGGATGACTTCATGGCCCCTACTGGTCATCATTTTGCCGAATTTGACTACCTTCTGCGTGTATGCACAGGCATTAAACTCTTTGCTTGTAACTGTGTGCGGAAGCCCCAGTGCGTGGAATCTCATTTTTGTTGTTTTCATTATGTACTACTGCTGTTATGTGAAGTTATTGGTTATTTTCCTTGTTCTTCAGCTTGTTGATCAAGGACTTCTGCTTGTTTACGTCATGTTGCAATTCATGGATGATTTGCCGCAATTCTCTAATGTACTGCTTTTGTTGCTGAATTATACGCATCTCTGGTGTTATCTCATGCGCTTTCATAGGTTCTCTAGGATCTCGGTTAGCTTCGCTTTCATGTTATTGACTTGTTTCAAATTGTAATAGTCTTGTGCGCTCACTTCGTATGTTGAGTACCTGTGGAGGCACTTCTGGTTATCGCAGTATCTACGTCTCGAAAATCGATTGCCGAAGTCACGGCACTCCATCACATGGGTCGTAGAACTGCATTTTGGGCATAATTTGACCATTATGATTTAACCCTAGATATGGGGTATTTAAAATATGTTGCCACTATATGGTGATTATTATCGACAACATCAGTGATTTTGTGGTTAAAATGCATTAGCAAATCGTTCGCTTATCCCACATGATCCTCTCCAGTCGCTTCGATCTGCGGTAGTCTCTCCTCTGGTTCCCTTCCTTGGATTAACTCAATGGGTTCAGCACTTCTATCACCGATGGTGAATGTGACGTTGAGTGGTTTTGCTTGTGTCGATTCGATTTCGATTTTGTCTCCGTACTGACGTGCGTTCCACTTACCTAGTAGACGGATACGAGTGTCAATTCTGACCCTCTTCTCCTGAGCATCGAGCATTGGATCATCAGCGATTCTTATGCAGTCATCTGCGATTGCGTGAGTACCTATTTTTCGTGATAGATGAGATTTATTGCGGAATTCTTCATTTGAGCATTCCCAACGCCATACTGTTGAGTAGTTTGGCATACCTTCGAGATTGCAGATAGATGAGAGTGTTTGACCCATTGCGAGTCTCTCGCAGATTTCATCTCCGAGAGCTTCGTCGTACTTGGGAGGAGTGCCTACTTTTCGTGCTGGTTTAAAGCTCATATGGTTGCTTGGGTTTAGGTTTACGCTTTGGTAATTGTGACTTCGGTTCGTTGCTCGGCTTGGGTGCGGACTTTGACTTGGCTGAACGTGATTTCGACGCTTTCGGGGTTATCGTCTGGGATGAGTTTGGAGTATCTAATTTGGTCAATGAGAGGTTTGCAGCCTCCAGCGAGGTTGTCAACGTCGAGTGTTTTTGTGGAGTATCTTGTAATTGAGAGAGTGTAGAGCGGATTGCACTTAGCAGTGCAGTCCTTGCTAGTTTCTTTTGTTTTGTGTACTTTGTCCAATGCGCGTTTAGGAGCGTGTTTAACGAGGGTGTCAAGTAGCCGTCTAGATGGAGGTTTATAGTCATAGTAGTAATGTCCGTCTGGTGCGAGGGAGTAGCCTTTCTCTTTGAGTTGTTCAGTTGTCCAGTTCATAGTATTCCGATTCTAGAGTATTTAGCACGAAGCAATCTTTCTGCCGTCTTGGTTTGTTGTCTTGCGCTTGTGAGGCTTTTGTTAATGAGTTTGCTAACTTGGTTGAATGACCTGTGGTTTCCATCATTAAGTCCATAATAAAGCGTTAGTGCCGTTTTTAGTTTCTCTGGCAATTGGCTTATAAACGAATCCAGTTGTTCAAACTTTTCTTCTTCAATCAAGTTCATTGTTCGATTAAATAATCTTCTGGGTTGGGATCCTGTTGTGCTTCGATTGTTTTGCCGCAGGTGTTGCACTTGCAGTTGCCGTGATCATCGACTTCCATGACGTTGTCGCAGCACTCTGGTACTTCGTCTTGTTCTGGTGGGTCATTCCAATAGTCGTTCATAGCGGGTATAGTTGTACATGATTTTGTGGATTTATACCTTATCTAGATCAATCAAACTTTTTGCTCGTATTCCTGCTTTTATGATTTGGTTGTGTGCATCATCAACGATGGTTAATGGGAGCAAAATCTCTTTCAGATCCTTGTATTTTGTTCTTACGAAGATTTCATCCGTTTCAATTTCCCCGTCTTTTATGCTGGTTGTCAGTTGGAATCGTTTGGGAAGCTCATAGAGTTTAGCGGACAATGGATTGGCTTCCATGTCGAGATTCCAGAATAGATCAATCATGGTGTTTGCTTGGAGTATTGATATTGTGCCATCTGGCCATTTTGCTAGGTATGTTTTCATTTGATTGTTTAAAACTTTTTTAGGTTGTCTTGGTCTAGTGCATAGCCTTCTCCATGACCAAGGTTGATTATGTTCGATGGTTTGATCAGGTCTTCTTGCCATGCCCATCCAACGTAGTCGAGTGATGGAGCGTCCACAACGCACAGGACGTACACATCAACGTCTTGGTTTACCTTGAGC